TTAGAGTGTTGACGGATATGGCGGCGTCTCGGGGAACGTACCCAGCGGGCGCTTACCAACTGCAATCAACGTGCTTCCGTTCGCCGCGGCGGTGGTCGGCTGTGTCTCGCTCGCGCTCGTCACAGGCGACCCCGCCGCAGCCCTTATGCGCTCAGTGGTCGAATCGGACTGTTCGCCGAACGGGTCGACGGGCCACGTGGTCGCGATAATCTCATGACCTTGAGCACTCAGCAGTACGCCAAATTCGGTCCTTTTGACAGACCAGCCCAGCGCCCACAGTTGCTCCGTGGTGAATCGATCCAGCACCTGCCCGCCTCCTGATGCTCGGAACTCAACGATATCGCGATGCCCGTACCAGCCAGCGTGCCGGGCCCTGGCATTTGCCGCCATATCAAGGATGTATTGCACGCCTGCCGGAAGCTTCTCCTTCGACTTCGAAGCCTCCACGGCCTTGGTGACCACGGTGGCCGGCTGAGCGCCGGGCGCCTGCGCCATCTTCGGTACAGCGGCCTTCTGCGAGGCGACAACCTCTTTCAGATTTCCGCTATCACCGGTGGTACCACTTGCAAAGAAGAACCTCCCAAGCATCCACACGCCAACAACAAGCGCCAGCACCATCAGAATCGCCGGTGCACGCATGGTCTTCCACAGTGTGCGGGTGTTCCCCTTGTAGACCTCGTTTGACTCAATGCCCGGCTGCACGCCGTGATAGAGCTCCCATATAGCTGGATCGTACTTGCGAACCTCCGTGCCCACAGTTTCATACTTGCCCGTGCCCGTGGCGGCGAAGAACCGCACCGAGTAGCGCTGATCGGAACCGAGCGCATCCAGCTTGGTGTACGTGTTCTTCTTCGCCATGCGGCGAATGATGAGGCGGTGCAGGTCTTTGCAGTCCTGCGAGATGATCACCATGTCCAGGCTGATATGGCCGTGCTTGGCGAAGAAATTCGCGGCACGCTCCGGCAGGTTGGCGCGATTGGTCGGCCAGTACTCATGCGCTTCATCGATCACGATCAAGGCGTGCTTCTCGATGTACGGGAACGAGATCGCGCCGTCGTTATCTGTGTCGCACACGCACCACTCAACCACCTCTTTATCGCCCATGACGTGCACCAGCTCGCGCACCTCATCCTCTGGCATGCCTAAATGTGCAGCGATCTTGTCGAGGCTCTCCCCTACCCCGTTCAGACGTACGTAGACGTGTCGCTTCGCTCGTAGCGCGGGCAGGATATGGTGCAGCACCGCCTCGTAGCTCTTGCCGCTGCGAGGCAGCCCTTCATGGCCGAAGATCATGTCGTTAGGTCCACTGGAACAAGGTGAGGAACACCCGCACAAGGCGGAATACAAGTGCTGCAGTGAGAACCGCTATGGCCTCACCAACGCGCAGTTGGGCGACGATGAATGCTGTCCACGGCCCTGCTGAGTTGAGCATCGCGCAGAAGCTGATTTGCGAGAGGAAATCCGGCGCCGGGATCAGATACACGATGGCCTTGACGAACGACAGAACCAGTTCAACAAAGTCAATTTGCAGGTCCGTCATGAAGTCCGAGAAGTCGGCCCATAGTGAGGTGATCTGTTCCTTTGCCCAGGTGGTGATTGCTGTGACCGGCCCCACTCCATCGGCGTAGGCCCACGAAGCGGACAGCGCCAATGCCGCTAGTGCCGCGCACAGCACGATCAGGTGATTTCTCTTCATAGCAGTGCCCACCTCAGTGCGACGATGCCCATGCCTGCAAGAAACACGAACCCCGCGTACTGAAACAGCTGCAGTAGCGGGCCACTGCACAAGGCGCCCAGATCGAACTTGCCCGCATACTGCCCACCATCCCACGTCGCCGTAGGGCAGCTGCCACCGCCAGTGCAGCTGCCAAAGAAGCCCTTCACCTTCGACAGGATCGGGGCGCCCTCAATGGCCGTTTTGAACTCGGCGAGGACCTTCTGCACCGTCTTGCCGGACTTCTTGTAAAGGCGCCCCGTGGTAGGCCCCGGCGCGCCACCATCACCATCACCGCCCTCGCCCTCGCCCGTTCCCGGCCCCGGCCCGGTTCCCGTACACCCATTGGGATCTGTGCAGTCACCATCCCCGTCGCCGTCGCCCGGGCCAGGACCGCCACCATCGCCGCCACCGTCGCCGCCACCACCACCGCCGCCGTCGCCGTCCCCACCACCATCACCGCCACCGTCGCCCGGATCGGTGCCGCCGCCGTCGCCTCCGCCCTCTCCCGGATCAGGCGTGGTGGGTGAAGGGTGATCATTAGTCGAGCAGGTCCCGCCTGTTGGGACGAACAGGATGCCGATTGGTGATCCTGCGTAGACCGAGCCGCCGTAGGCGCAACCGTCATGACAGACGCTGCCTACGCCACCCGGGCCGGGCCCACGCCACGTGGTCTGCTCGGGCCGCGTACTGCACTGCTTTCCTTCCGGAAATGCACGCCGAACAATGCCGATAACGGCGCCGTTAGGGCCCAGCAACTGGGCGCCAACGATGAGTCCATTCAACTCAACCGCCCCTGTCGACACTTCCCCGGGCCCATAGCCGCTAAATCCTCCCACAGCAATCTGAGCAGCCACTGTGCTCGCCGCAGAGAATGCCATTCCTTGATCTTCGCAGTATCGAAGTTCATAGGTCACCTGCTCACACGCCAACGTGTCATCTTGAGCGAGGGCAGCGGTCGAAGATGCGCACAAAAATGCGAGTAGCACAGCTATAGAAAGTCTCACTGTGAGGCCTCATTGAATGCCAGTGAAACCGCGTGACCGGCTAGTCCACCAATGAACGCGAATACCATGCACACAAGCATCGTTACTGCTCCCGTTCCGATGCGCCGCAGATCACGCATTCGCCGTCGTCATAGTCATGGCCGCTGTCAGCACATACGGCCTCTTCAACATCGCCCGCCTCATCGTCCGCATGTTCGTCGGCGTCGAGATCCTCTCGGTCCTCAAAGAACCCGGCGACCTTGTCAACGCACCATCGCCCGAACCATGGGAGCGCCATCAGGGTGCCGGCACCTATGATCGCGGCCACGACTTGCGCCACCGACAGGCCAAGAAAAACCCCGCTGAAATCCATCGTCCACCCCTAGTAGTCGATGACGATGCGGCACTCCGTACACCACAGGCTGCCGTCGTCCAACACGATCACGTCATCACCGCCGCACTCGGGGCACCAGTCGTCCTGGCATTCATCAGTGCTGACGTCATCGGGCTGTGTCTGCATAGGAATCGGGGCTGGTTTCCCAGCCCCTCCCCGTCACGATTCTTCCGCGATTAGCGGAAGAAGGTCGCGACCTTGTTGGTAGCCCAGCGAGCGAAGCCCGGGCCCGCCTTGATGGCGCCTGCGCCGATGATTGCGCTGATGGCGCTGGCCGCTGCGAGGCCGGTGAGAATTTCGCCGAAATCCATTGCACTACTCCTTCTGTGATGCGCGTTGCGCGCGTTAGGTGGGGTGGTCAATCCCGGTCTGTACTGACCGACTTCACGACGGCGCCGACGAGGTAGCCCAGCACGTTCAGTGCAAGCACCAGCGTGAACACCCCCGAGAACCAACCAGTAGCCACCTCAGGTTCCGGCCACTGGAAAAGATCGATGAGGATTGAGGCCTGTGCGTGCTCTGCCGCTGACACAAGCACGTACCCACCACACTGCGATGCAGGCTCCCCGGTGGGTACGAGCGTCCCCTCAGCAGTAAGAGACACGCACACGGCCATGGCTTAGGCCTGCGCTGCGGCGCGCGGTGCGGCCTTGGGCAGCTGGCGGAGCACGGTGTACTTGCTGAGGGTGGCCACACCCTTGTTGACCTGGAGCATCGATTCCACATCGAGCTCGTATTCGCCCTGCGGGTAGCCCGGCTGCCCGTCCTGCAGGCGCACATCGAACGGGTACGCGAAGCCGTCCGTTTCCAGCTTGCCTTTCTGCTTGCGGGTGCTGTAGGCGACGTCTTCGCCCTTGTCGTTCTTGAAGCTGCCGCCGCGTTCGTCAATTTCGCTTTTCAGGACGGTGACCTTGATGCTCATGCGTAGACCCCTTTGAGGTTTGGTGGTTGCAAGACCGAGGTGTCGGCCCAATGCGCTGCTACATTCCCGTTGAACCACTTCGGCAGCGTTGGCGAAGTGCAGGTTTCCATGACCGCCCGCAGTGAGTCGGTGTCAGGGCAGAATTTGGTGATGACGTTGAGCGTGGCGCCGTACTGACGGCGCAGGTTCCGGAATGCGCTTTGCAGCGTTGCCGCTACCGCTGCCTTGGTGACTTCCATTCGGGTGGACACACAGCGCAGAAAGCGCAGCACGGGATAGGCGCCGAGCAGGTAGGCGGCAGGATCGCGCAACAGATCGAGCGGCAGTTCCTTCCGATTGGAGGCACGGAATTGGGCCTCGTAGCGCACCCATGGGGAATTCTTGTCGCCCTGCTCCCTGCCCTTTTCGTAGACGCGCAGCTGCTTTTCCGAGACCTTTCCGCCCACGTAGAACGTTTTGCCATCGCCGCTGTCGTAGTCGTCAACCAAGCGCGCCTTGGGGCGCTGCCCACGCTGATCGAACTGGCCTTCGTCGTACCACTTCTGTGCCAGGCGCAATGGGTACTTGCCCAGCAGATCATCGGCGCACACGTCGAGTCTGGTGATTCTGCCCGCGCAGCTTTCGAGCTTCGCTCGAAGCTCCAGCCACCGCTGCGCATGGCCGCAGCGCGCTGCGCTAACGTACTTGCATCCCTCGCCAGAAAGCTCGATGCGAGCGGTGATCGTGCCGTCGATGCGTTGGCAGTTGTCCCCGCCAAGCTCGATCATGCCGACGAACTTCTTTTCGGCGTCAATGAGCTTGACCCGCCACTTGTAGAAGCGACCGCCGCCAGCCGCCTCATCCAGTTCAAGGCCAAGGCCACCGAAGAACCACGTAAACACGTGGAGCGCGGCAACCCGGGCGTTGTCGGCGCAGGCGTCGATCCACTCACGGGATTCGTCCTGTGTGTCGCGGTCGAGGAACCCCGTCTCACGCAGTGCGACGAACAGATCGATAGAGGCCGAGAACCAGTCAATCCCGACCGTCAGGGTTCCCTCGGGGTTGCTGAATTCACTGACTCCCCTGTTAGACGCGGGGAGTCCTGCCCCGGCCGGCACCGCGCTCACGGCGAAACCTCGCCCAGAATCACGGCCTTGGCCTCACCCACACACGCACAGACGCGGTAGTCCACCTTGCCGCGCAGGATCTGGCGGAACCAACGCGCATTGCGCAGGGCGTGGGCTTCGTCGCTGCCGTAGTCGCTCTTGTGATTCCAGGCGCCACCCGGTAGACGCTGCTCGATGGTGTAGCGCAGCTTTTCCATCTGGATCACGCCGTGGATCACCGCTTCAAGCGGAGATATCGAGCGAACCGGATCGTAGAAACGCGGATTGACCTTAGCGACCATCGCCCGCCCCCCTCGCACGCAGGGCGAACGCAAGCGACCAATAAAGGCCCGTGAGCAGCACGCCGCCAACGAAATAGACGACCAGCGGATCGCGCAAGAACTCAGCGACCATTCCGAAGCTCCGCACGCAGCCAGTGGATGAAACCAAACACCACGAGCACGAAGGACGCCGGGTGCGGGGCGATAGCGAACAGGCCGACAGCCGGAAGGATCCACGGGAAGGGGCGATCACGAAACATGGTTTGCCTCCTGCCGTTCGGCGTAGCGAGCAGCGGCCAGAAGATCGCCGCGCTTGGTAGCGGCAATCTCAGCCTTTGCGAGTGCGATGACCTGGGCCTCGCGTGACCGCTGCGAGGCGGTGTAATCACGCCGGTCGAGCAGCCGCGAAACGAGCTTTGCGCCGCCGATGGACACGGCCACGATGGCCGCCAGCAGCACGAAGGTAATGAGCGGATCGATCATCACTGTCCCCTACCCCAAGCCCCCAAGAGGACCCGCCAGCGGCCTTGGGGTGCCGGTGGCGGGACCGCCTACATCCGTAGGCGATGGGGGCTTTATACGCGCCTACGCCCGTAGGCGTCAACACCTGTAGGCTACACCCGTACACGAAACGAGGCAGCTATGGACTGGAATGACTTCTTTGAGCGGACCCGCGTAGCGGCCAAGGTCGAGAGCTATTCAAAGCTGGCGCCGCTGCTGGGGATTACGGATGGCGCAATCGGCCACTACCGCATGGGGAGGCGTGTGCCACAGGTGTGGGTGGTGGCGGATGCTCTCCGTATCCAAGGGCATCCGGAGCCTGAAAAACAGGCGATTGAGATCATGAAGCGTGCAGCGCTCACTTCGCCGGAGCGAACCTTCTGGAAGCGCTTAGCGGCTACCGCGATGGCCTTGTGCTTGGCTGTTGGCTTCGCCCTGCCCCACAAGGCTCAGGCGGCGGTACCGGGCTTCGATAGCGTCCACGCTGTATACATTATGCGAAATGAGGCGTGCCCGGCACAGGCTGCGCCGCTGGGCTGCTTTCGTCGGTTCTGCTTGGCAATGGCTGTGGCTCTGGCTCGGCTCTTGCCTGCCTGCTCGTTCCCCCGGCAAGGATGAGCTTGCAGCATGATCGAGATCGATCCCCACGACCGTACAGTTCTAACCGGCCCTTGGGCAGGTTTCGGCTTTCAAGGAGGTCACATGTTCACCCCCGAAGGTCACCAGCTGGAACCCTGCGATATGACCTGGTGGTCGCTGACCTGCAACATCGCCCGGGAATGGCGACTAATGATGGCCGATGCTCGCGCCGAGGTGGTTGCCCGATCGGCGCCGCCCCGAAAGGCTTCTGCCACAACGAAATCCAGCGTCATCTACCTTGCCGATGCCCTCAGAATTCGCCGAGAACGGCGGTTGGGCGCGGGTGTATCCGGCCCCGACGCCGAGTCGTCCAATGTGGTCTACATGAGCCGTGGGCCGAGGCCGCGCCAGCGCATGTGAGGCGTTTTCGTAGGGGCGCAGCCCCTACACCCCGGTTCACTGCTCCCGGCAGCGCAACCATTCCCCCTTAGCGTTTCGCAGCTGCTCCCAACCGTTACTGAGTCGCCGCATCGCTGTGCCGCCCATGCAAGCGGCCCCAAGCTGCTTGGATTCTGAGGTGCCGTAGGCCGGTAGCCGGATCAATTGGCTTGATGGCGTTGGCAAACCTTGGCGGCGCGCCTCACTTTGGACGTACCAGCGCTCAATTTCGGCGCAGTACGCCCGAACATCCGGATGGGCATGCTGTTGGCATTTGAGTGGCTCGGATCCGGGGTTGTAAGCCTTCGGCACAGCCGGGCTTACTGCCACCAGCTTGGTGCTGCCCGAACAACTGGCCCAGCAGGCTGCAGATGCGGTCCGCGAGTTGCTGGCCGAAGCCGCGGCCGAGAACACTACCCGCAGCTACAGCAGCGCTCTGCGCTACTGGGCCGGCTGGCATGCGGCGCGCTACGGTATCGAGTTGGCCTTGCCGGTACCCGAAGCCACCGTGCTGCAGTTCGTGGTCGACCACGTACAGCGCCGATCGGCTGACGGCGAATTGGCCTGGGAACTGCCTCCGGCCGTCGATCAGGCCTTGGTGGCCGCTGGCCTCACCGCCATCACCCTGCCTGAGCTGGAAGCGCTGCTGGCCACCTGCGACGACAGCCTGGAAGGGATTCGGGATCGCGCCCTGCTCTGCTTTGGGTTTGCCAGCGGTGGCCGCCGACGCAGCGAGATCGCCATTGCAGACCTGCGCGACCTGCGCCGCATCGGCGAGGCGGGCTATATCTACCGGCTGGAGCACAGCAAGACCCAGCAGGCCGGTGTCACCGCGACCTCGACGCCGGACAAACCGGTGCTGGATCGGGCCGCCCTCGCCCTGCAGGATTGGCTGGAGGCGTCCGGGATCACCGAGGGGGCGATTTTCCGGCGGCTATGGAAACAGCGCGTCGGCCCTGCCCTGTCCCCCGCCGCGGTCGGCGAAATCGTGCAACGGCGGGCGAGACTGGCCGGGCTGGAGGGGGATTTTGGTGGGCACAGCCTCAGGTCAGGGTTCGTGACCGAAGCCAGTCGCCAAGGGGTGGCGCTGCCGGCGATCATGCAATTGACCGAGCACCGGTCGGTATCGAGTGTGATGGGGTACTTCCAAGCGGGTGGCGCTGCGGCAAATCCAGCTGCACGCTTGCTAGAGGAATGACTGTCGGCGGCCGGTAACGCGAAAGTGCTGGCGCTAACTCAACAGACATTTAGCCTAGTCTTTGCTTCCACTTCGGCAAAATGCCGGCGGATGCCTTACGTGTGGGGTCGCCCTTCGCGCCACGTGGGCGTTTCCTAAAGGGCGCGCGAGCTGACCGCTGCTGGTGGCCAGGGGGGGGCATGGAAACATGCTGGCGGCGCCCCGCTTCCCTTGCCAGCACTCCCGTACAGGCATGTCCGGCCGAGCGTCCCCGATGCACCGGTATCCGGCAAATCTCGCGTCCATTGTGTAAATTTGACCCCTCCACTTCAGCGCAGGTCGCTTGCATGCTCACGGGAACACCCGCGGGATGGGTCGATACCTTCCTTGACTCAAGCATCGCTAAGTTGCTCTTGCTTCCACTTGGCTACGGTTTGTTCCGTCTAGCAGAGTACTTCTTAAAGCGGCGCGCCGAGGGCGCGGATGCCACGCGCGACTTGGCCTCATTGCACAGCGCCGCTGACCTTCAAGAGAAGCTCAACCGCAACAATATGACGTTGGAAGACCTCAAGCAATTCCGGCATAGCGCGCTAAACGAATCGGCACAGACAGCCGTTGTCACAGCACAACACTACGTCGAGCGTGCGATCTACTTGGCGGATGCCACTGACACTGCGTCATCGCGGGAGTGGCCAGAAGCGATGACCCAACTTGAAATGAATGAGCAAGCTTCTGCTCAATTCCTAGAGGCGGAAGATCAACTAACCGCTCTTCTCGTAGAGAGGTTGGCGACCGCAGAAGCTGACGAGGCAGCGGCACTGCAGCGTGCGCACAACGCATGGCATGCATGGCGTGAAGAGGAGGCGACTTGGGGTGCCCGTACCTGGGAGGGGGGAACAATCCGGCCTCTGCTGGTAAGCACGAAGCTCGAGCAGCTAACCCGAGAGCGTATTGCTACGCTAAAATCTGACAACAGCTTGGGACTTGATGCGCAACGCACCATAGTCCCCTATCAGCGCGCTCCTGCAGATCTTCCAGAGCATATCGAGCCCGGAGTAACCGCTCATCGAGTTCGCGAAATTCTCGGCGCACCCCATTTTGTTTCAGGCGACTACTGGCATTACCGATTTCAGGAAACTCGCCTTGACATCTTCTTTGAAGGCGAAGCAATTAAGGATGTCTCCTTCCTAATCATCGAGGGCCAAACATATACCGCAAGCCTTTCAAGCGAGGAATTCTCGTTTGGAGCGCTTACATTCGGCGATCTTTTGGACTTCGACTCATCTGCCAAGATTGAATTCGACTTCTCAGCGCGAACGAATGAGCTCATCGCAAGAATTCGACTAGGCCCTCCTGGTGCATGGAGTGAGTATTACTTCGGCGCCGTCATTCCAGTCCACGGTGGCGGGCAACTTCTTAACACGGACTTCCAGTGGGACAGAGACAGAGATTGCCTGTTGAGCGCACCCAGCTCCACGCTGGTGAATTGGTTCGGACAGACGAGCTCTTTGGATGGTCATCCACGTGTCAGCTGGTTCATAAAATAG